AGGAAAAGGCTTTCTTTGGAGCATATCCAACAGAGGTTGCTCCATTACAGATGATTACACCTCCAGCTCTTAGAATGATGCCACCAATGATTAAAGCTCTGATTAGAAATGATGCTAGTGTTATTAGCGATTATCATATCTGGACTATGTTTCCATTCGGAAGGATAGGGAGAGATATATTTGGTAAAGGTAATGTTATGGAGAACCCATATCAGATAATAGAGAAGACAACTGGTATTCCTTATAGAGAGATAAGTAGAAGTATGGTTGAAACTAGGGGTACTAAACCATTTGTAGGAGGGTATTAGATTTCAGCACTAGATTCGGCGATTATTTTTCGGGGGTACCTACTAAGCTCAATAGGTACCCTTTTTGTTTTCCCTTTGCGCTAATATAATCATTTCTTCCAGTTTCCTCGGCATAAACTTCTGTACGTCAACTCCTACGTTTATCAGTGGTACTTCTGGGTAGTTCTTATTTCTGTTTGCAATCCATGCTTCATGTACATGTCCACATAGTACAATATCAACATTGTTTAGCATGTGTTCCGTGTCATACACTGGATTTACTGGTTTATTCATTGGAGGTATGTGTGTTAGTAATATTATTTTCTTACTCTGGTGTATTACTCCGTATGATAACATACCTCTTATTCCATTGTTCCTATCATGGTTACCTTTTATAAATACTATTTTACCATTAAGCTGGTTTATCCAGTGTTGGGCTTTCTTGCCGTATCCTTCTTTCCCAGTATAGAAACAGAAATCTCCTAGGTGATACACTAGGTCATCTTTTTTCACTCTGTTATTCCAATTCCTTATTAGTGTCTCATTCATTTTTTCTATGTTATCAAATGGTCTTTTACAGTATTTTATTATATTAGCATGTCCGAAATGCATATCTGCTGTTACGAATATATCCATATTATACCTTCTTTTCTATTCTTGCTTCCCATATTGGACAATATATTATCTTTTGACCAGATTTCCTCTTGTTATATATTTTGCATTTCTTCTGGTGTGTGCATGTAGCGCATGATCTTTTAATCTTTTTCTTTTTCATAAGTATACACTTTTGTATCGAATTTTTCCATTATCTCTATGAATTCACTTAGCATAGTCCCAGCAAATACTGCTGTTTTGTCAACAGAGAACATATTAGTTATTAACCATGGTGTCATTAACGAGTTAATCATTTCTACTGAATATGGAGAGTTTGAGAAGTGATACTTTGGTTCTATAAAATAGTTATCATCAATAGCTACTTTTATTATTTCCCATTTAGGTGTGCCATCTTCATTCCAATCTTTTGGGAATCTCGTAGCTCTATCTTCTAAGTCTGGTCTAGCTGGTGCATATGGTTCTCCTGCGTTATGTTCATAAGGAGCATCATCCCAATCATCTCCCCATTGTTTATCAATATCTTGAGTAGTAAAGTATATCCATGGTAAGTCTACGTAACATAGTCTATATTCTTTCATGTTACCTCCTAGTTTTTAATTAAGTTAGCTTAATTGATATAACATTTTATTATATCATCGTCTCGTAAATCTTCTATTACTTCTATCCCGTTGTATTCATAAATATTATCTGCTAACATCATTCCAATTACATCTTTCATTTCTTCTCTTAGTTTAATCAAATATTTTTTGCTTAACCTAATTAATGTTGGTGGTCTGCCATATCTTTGCCATACATCATTAATTTCTTCTTGGATTTTCTCATGTAAATCCATCACTCCTCCTTAATCTATACAATGTATTATTTCTGGTATTTCTTCTTTGATTTTTTCTATTAGTTCTTCCTTGGTAAGCTCATCCTTATTTCTTTCTCTTCTTATTATACCACCTATATTAAATAGAGCAGAAAAGAAGTCAAAGGCACAGGCTCTTATTAATACACCGCTTTTATCTTCTTCATCAAATATTATTTTCATTCACTTCCCCTCTGGTGGTTCTGGTTTATCATTCATTTCTTCTACATATTCTAATACATCTTGGAAATTATCTTCCGTCAAGTCTCCAAGATACTTGTCTACTAAATAAAATAGATTTTTATGGTCTTCCAGTTCGGATAGGAGTTCTGACATTTCTTCAGGTATTATTTCTATTGTTATCATATCACTAAGTGAATCTTTAAGTGATTCTATAAATTTATCTATCATCGTTTTCATTTTTTAGTCCTCTCTTGGTAGTTTTTTACCTTTTGCTTTAGTTCTAGCCACTCTTTTCTTACTTTAGCAAGTTCTTCAGTTCTGTCTTTCTTCTTACTATTAATGTTATTCTCCTTTAATGTGAGCAATACCCCCTCAGAGCTCCATATCTCAACTCTAAGGGGATATCTTTCATTGTTAGTGTTACTAGACCAACTTAACCTTTATTGCTTCGCATTTACTCATTTTATGTACATCTTTACCATCTGGTTCTAGTTTTTGTTCTGCTTCTGTTTTTAGCTTATAAGTATGGTGTCTGATTTCTTGTACCATATCCCAGACTACTCTAGCATCATTATTAAGCTTCTTACTACGTAAGCTAATCCTGTTAGGATTTTCATACATATGTAATATCAGAGTGTGTATAGCTCTATATTCTTTCTTGAATATCTCTAGTCCTTCACCATAAGGAAATACATTTCTAAATGCAAAGTTCCATTGTCCTATTTGTAGTTTTAACAGAACATCTAATGCCATAAATAAAAGATTAAGTTGTTTATCATTTTGTAACTCTATAGTATGTTTCATTATAACCTCAATATTTTCTTATAAAATGCTATATTAAAATTTAATATTAGTTTTACAGTAAATCCAAATATATGTATAAATAGATCTAATTGTATTTTCTCTGTTATCGAAAACCCTATACAAAATATTCCACTGAGTACCTGAATAGCATACCCAGCTTTGCCTTCTTCGCTCAGATCATATAGATTAATAAACACTAAGATCTTCTTATTCTATCTAATTGTGGTACTAAGGCTCCCGTTATTTGTTCTCCCTGCTTTTGAGCAGCTATAGCATCTTTCTTTAGAGCATCTGTATCTACCATGTTTACCATGTCTACATATTTATACTTATCATGTATCTTTTCCTTGTCATAGACTAATGATCCCCATCCAGTATACAATGTATACCGTGCTGACGATGTCTGTATCTTACCATCTTTACCAAGAGTCTTTATGATACTTGGTATTAGTACACCATTAAGATGCTTTTTCAACTTTTCTCTTGAGTTAACCTTTGTACTTATTCTCATGACTTCTTTTCGGTAAACATCTTTGATTGCTCTATATTTAGCTATTTCTGTGTCAATATGCATTCTGAAAGCATCTATGTTATCTACTTTCTCCATCATACTATTAAGTAATTCCTGTTGTTTTATTCCTAGCTCTTTAATCTTTTCAGCATCATCCTCATCTACCATCTTCATGTCATCTTCTATATTTAGCCATTCATTAATTAGTTTCTGTGTTGTCTTCATATTTCACTCCTATATCGTCTTCTTTTATTTGACATGCTTTTACATTTATTAATTCTTCTAGTGCCTGACTTGACACCAATTCTATATTTTCTTGCATTTCTTCATTCCATTCTTTAACAGAGCTTATAGCCTCTGCTTCGGTATATGCTCTAAGTGTTGTTTGCCACTTCTGAGAAACATTCTCATTCCACGTTACTTGCCATAGTGGTTTCTTATTTTTATTACTCATTAGTTCTCCTTTAATAGTCTCCAACTTGGTGTCCATTTACATTTGAAATCAAATAGATCTCCATCAGAATTCTTAAACATTTCTACTACTCTGTCTGATGAATCTGCTTTACCCTTAATTCCAATTACCTTACGACTTGCATTTTCTATTGCGCCACTTCCTAATCCAGCATATAGGTCTAGTATTTCATTGCGACTATATTGACGTGATACTTGAGAAATTTGTATAATAATAATATCCAGATTTACAGCTAAACTACTGAATTGATGAGATATGTTTCTAATTTGTGTATACTGATCTTTAGCTCCCATGTCAACTAAATCTATATAGTCTACAACTACACAAGATGGATTAAGTTCTTTAATCTTATCTTTAATCTGTTGCATAGTTGGTGATATAGTTTGCATAGTTATATGACCAAGTTTATCTTTATTATTCTTATATATTTCTTTATACTGTTCTGATACTGTGTCTTTATCTACATCAGCAGCAATTTGAAGATTTCTCCTATGCATTACCCATCCACTTAATTCTAATGATAAGTAAAGTGTTGGTATTTGCCAATTCTTATGAATTCTACTAGTGCCCATATTGAGTCCCATAATAATATTTTGTGCTAGTGCGGTTTTATTACTGCCCGTATAACCAAATATTGTTACAAGTTCACCTGGATATATAGTGGCATCTATTGATGAGGGTAAATCAAATATCTTTTGTAGTTCTATTACTCTACCATCCCAACTTGTACTCATTCTTTCCTCCAATGCTTTTTGTAAGTCATCTGCATTATATGTGTCTATCAGATAGTCCTTACGTTTAAAGTGCATACAACGTGGATTACAATACCTTTTTAATAACCAATCATTACATCCGTATTTGTAATTTGAATTATATACATATTCAACTTTTTCAAGTACTAACGACTCGTCTAATGAATTATCATTCCAATGTAATAAAGCTGCTTTTGTTGCATCAGACGGAATACCACTGCGTCTAAAGTGAGAAGCTAGTCTTAATATAGCATTATTTCTAGTCCCTTCCTTGGCTCCATTATTATATAATGTTTGTACACATGGTACTATCGTTTTAGGTTCAATTACATCTTGAAAGTTTCGTACAGTTGGCACTTCTTTAATTATTAAATGTTCTAACTCACCATCACCAAATTTCTCAGTAAATACAAAATCTAATCTTTGTCTTGTAGCTAGTTGTCTGATATCTGCTGGCTTTAAAGTATTAACTTCATGTAGAGATATCGGTATTTTATACAACCCACTCTTTTCACTTTTAGTATGAATACACCTATATAAAGCTCCCCTTTTATATATTGCAAGGTCTAAATTAGAAGATAATTTCTTCATTGTCTCCTTTAAGATATATGGTAAGTCCTTTGAATCACCAAATCCGAAACAGGCTCTATGTATATCTACATGGTAACCTGTTCCACTAAAATATATTTGGCAGTTATCTTCACTAATACCCTCGTCTTGCAATGTATATAATACTGCATGAAGTTTCTTTAGTGTATAATCGTCTGAATTATCTCCTTTATCAATATCTATTGGTATAAAAGATAATCCTTGTGATCCAGCATAACCTTTTATTGATTTAAACTTCTCTATGTGTACATTAAGGTCTTCTGGATAAGTGTAAACAGATCTAAAGACAGCGGTAGTTTGTCCATGTTGTTGAATATACTTAGGAAGTTCCTCTTCTTGAATAAATTTACCTCTTTGAGTAGGACTACCTATGGCTATCTCTAAATATTTCATAACTAAAATCCTGCGTTATATGTTTTATCGTTAGTTACGATTCCACTATCTACAATTATCTTTTGATCATCATCGTTTTCATTGTATTCTACAAGATATTTATTTCTCTGCATAAATTTAATATATCCAGTAATATCCTGCATACCTTGAGATGTATTAGGTACAAGCATTGGATAAGCATTAGAATATACCTTACCATCTTTCTTACTCTTTTGTTTATAAATATAAGTTATATATGGAAATTTAGTTATATCTATATATTTACCAAGATATTGTTCTATATCTTCTACAAGCTTATCGTTCTTATCTACCCACATACCCTTAATATTGACTCCTCCTTGTTCTCCAATACCATCAAATACACGATAGATTCTTTTTAAGAAAGAATTCTCTTTAATGTTACCATTTTCATCCCAATCAAATGATCCAAATATAGAGCATTTCTTAGGGTATTCTGATCCTTCTACCTTTAATATTAAATCTAATGCTATATCAACAGCGTCTACGTTCTTGTTTTGAACATCCTGAATTGCTACAGCCTTAAATCCCGTGAAACTACCTCCACTACTTTTTGGTGGTCTTACTGGCATTTACGCCTCCTTTTTCTTATATGTTTTTAATTCTTCTACAACTGCATTATAATCAAATGGTAATCTCTTTTGTCGCAATGGTTCAAGTCTACTTCCTACCGCTCTTTCATCATAAGATAAAAATGATACATAATATTTACCATCAGTTTTAGATGCAGTTGTATAACCAATAACATCAGCTTTACCAGTTAACAATCCTGCTAATCCCTTTGGTAAATCTGGTGCAAGTTGAACTTTGCCATCTTGTACTGAAGAAGGTTTGCTATGAGATGTCATTATTAAGTCTGATCCCGCTTTTCTTAATACATCTTGTAATGCTTCTACTCCTCTAGCTACTCTATTCTTAGCTTTATTCCATCCAGCTCCCCACTCTGCATCTGCGATATTATCAATTTTTAATTCTTTTACTACACTAGCTTCTACCCATTCATTTACCTTGTCAATAGTATCAATAGCTACTGCATCATAAGGTAATGTATTCCACTCATTTCTGAGCCATGATAGCACTTCATAAAATGCGAATACAGGCATTGGTTTACCTTTGTCTTTACCAGACCGATAGTAATAACCTCTTTCTTCTGGTGGTATTGGTTCAAATACTTGTTGTTTCTTACCTTCTTCTGTTACAAATACAGGCTTACCATTCTCAAGCATTTCTCTTGTTGGTTGTTCTAAACAGACTACTGGTATAATATTAGCTCCATCTACAAAGTCTGCTCCAAGATCAGTATCTATTAAAATAACCTTCTTAGAACCTTCTTTATGCCACTTAGAAGCTTGTGTAGTTTTACCAGTCTTAGGTGAACCAATAAAGTACCATGTTAATCCACCTGGCATTTGAGTCCAATCGTTTTTAATCTTTCTTACTAGTATATTCAAATATACCTCCCTTTTTCTTATAATCTAACTAACTTTACTGTATATGCAAATTATTTTTCCATATTCTACTCCTATCTGTTATCGTGGAGATCTTGTAATGCCACACCTTCCATTTCGTTCATCTTTTTATCTTCGAATGTTTGCTCCCTTGGTGGTTTTAGTAATGGTTGCAACGCCTTATTGATTGCACGTTTTATTTCAGACCATTTGAATCTTTGGTTATCACTATTTGAAGCAAGTATTTCTAATGCTGTTTGTTCTATCCATTGAGTCGCTTCCTGTTCTGAGAGAAGTTGCTTAACCTGTTCTTTTAATTTGATATTCTCTTTAAGCAGAGCGTTAGAATATCTGTCCATGCTATCTCGTTCAGCCTTACTCTGTTCCATTTCAGCTCCTTAGTTTATTGAAATATGCTTATAATATCTACTACTAATCAATACTGAATATTTATTAGATCTCGTAGTAATCCACTTTTTTACAAATATCCATACATTACTATTTTTTCTTAGAAATGCTTTTACTTGTCTCATTGTTCCATAGTGAGCTATAGGTAATTCATATCCTGGTGGGAATATTACATAGTCTGTTCTCTTTTTCATATTCACTCCTTATTCATAATTATTCTTACCTAGAATAGAATCTATTATATCACCAATCGTGAATATTATTAAATAAATGATTTGGTTCATATTTATCCCTTATAAACAATGGGTCATACATTATATATGACCCATGTTATTACCTATTAGTTTTTCATTGCAATATCAAGGTAATATACCAGAAAACTTCTTAGTTTTATACGTTTAGTCTTTAACATTTTTTCTGCCACTTCAATTTTTCTTGAAGGTTGCATTTTAGTATTGAGTATTAATCCTATATCTTTGAGTATTTGTGATACATCTTCTTTGGCTATTCCACAAGATGCAAAAGGATCTTTATTAGAGTGGTCAAATTTTAACTGTGCTGCGTTTTCTTTTGTTGGCACTATACTTCTCTTTGCTGAACGTTTTGGTGTATTAGGCTTCATTATTCTTCTCCTTAATTGGTGGAATTATATATTCTTTAGTTTCTGAACTTGTGGGATTGAAACAATGCCATTCATATAAAAAATATGGATGTCCCATTAATACCAAGAATAGTTGTTTTACTACATGACCAGCTGCTAATGCAGAACAGAATATAGTATGTTTCATTGTACATACTGCATCTTCTATTGAGCTACTTGATATCCAATAGTTCATATAATTATCATCATATTTGGTAGTTGTTATTAATTGGGTAGTGAGACTATCCATTCTAACATCTATAAGTAACTCTTTATTTGGTAATCTGCTCCATTCATTGTATACTGTTTTTCTGCTTCCCATATCATCTGTGCATACTATTGTTATTGGTGTTAGTTCACAGCCTTCTATAAACCTTTCTGGATGTTGTACTCTTCTTACATTAGAATTATATCTATGTATTTGATTAGCTGCTGCCGTTACCTTTTGGTTTCCAAGCTCTTCCTCTGGATATTTTGTACTACTTAAATTATGAAGTTCAAGTTTATCGTTATCCCATAAATGTATCTCTTCAAAACCCATTATAGTTAATTGTGCTATTATTTCACTACCTATAGCACCCAATCCTATTACAGTTATTCTTTTTAATCTACTCTGATCTATCAAGTCTTTATTGCGATGAAATCTCTCAGAAAGTATTCTTTCACTTCCACCTGTTGTTCTCATTGTTTCAACTAAATCATTATGTCTCATTTTGTTTCTCCCTAAAAATATAAGAATTCATTTTGATTAATATCATTTTCAAGACAAAATTCACGAAGTTCATCCCAATTTACAAATCCATCTTCGATATTTTCCTTTATTACTAATATTTTACGTTTTATGATATTAGTATATTCTGTACCACCTATGCCATCAAAGAAAAACATTTTATTAGAATTCTTATCTAATTCTATATGATTATAAAAAATTTTATCGAGATCTCTAATAAAGTAATTTCCATTTGTATGATGATAAAAATATGATTTGTATGTTGTTATCAATGATTTATCATCTTTATCCTCTTCATCTGGTTTATAATTATATCCATATCCATAATTATAATCATAACCGTCTGATCCATAACTATAATCATAACCATCTGAAAACATATCTTTAGCAGTTTTCTTTTTAGCGCTTTCTGCTATCTCTCTTACTTTCATAACTTCAATTTCTTCTAACCAATCGTTAGGTACATCTTCATCTACTTTATCTTCCAGTATATCTTTTACATCATATTTACCAACGAAACCATACTGATCCTTATAACTTATAGCAAAACTTCTGTTAGAACCGCTATTACTACTTACTATCAGGCTAAAGAAGAATCCTTTATCTGGTGCATGTTCTTTCAGTGTATTATTATCTTCAGCAGAGAAGAAACATGACATCGTATTATGACTATGAATAAGACCTTGTGAACATGCTTTAAAGTCTATATCCTTTCTATCAAAGAACTTCATTTGTGCTTTAGCTAAGTCTTTTGCAAACCACTCTGTTTCAGTATGTGAGCCTACATCTAATACATTAAAATAGCTAAGCTCTACATCTTCTGGGAATCCTAACTCATCTGTTTTTAGAATAGTATAGTAAGCTACACCAGACCATTCTTTATCACATCTATGTAACCACCACTCTATCTTCTTAGAGTAATCTTTCGGAATTAATAATTTCATTTTTCTTTCCCTTCATTCTTCTTATTTTGTTTAAAAATTCATTTAAAATAAAGTTCTGAGCAAGTTGTTCAAATTTAACAAGTATATCTGCTGTTTCACGAAATGTAAACAATGATTTCATTTGATTAACTATTCCATTGAAAAAATCTTTAAGTGTTAAAATTAACAAGTCTATTTTTTCATGATCATATACTACTGTTGTTTCATTATTGAAATTAAGTTCATCCTGATTAAAGTTAAATGAACCATAAGATGTTCTTTTATAGTTAAGATATACGAAATCCTCTGGCTTTAACAAATATGTTAATACATATAAAAGTTCATTAAAATTAATTTTACCATTTAATCTTAACTTTTCATAATAATTAAACATTTCATTATCCATAAAATTTTCATACCTAAGAATATATTGTTCTATAAAGTCTTGTTTCTTTTTGTTTAAACTAAATATTTGTTCATACCTAGTATAATCATATATAAAAGCTTTTATACATTTAGCCATCTGTTCAAATCTTATTTGATTAATGACTTCTTTAGAGAAGTAATCTCTATATAAACGACCTCTAAATGCTGTTAATGCATTCTCTTGAACCATGAAATATCTAATCTCACTAAACTCAATATCTTTTAAGGTTAAAGCTTTTATTTGTGGTGTAAAACTATACTTGTTTATAAATTCAAGTCTTCTAGTTTTAACTTTTTCTATATTCCAATATACATCATCTTCAGTATAATTAAATAAAAACTCTCTAGTTTGATTAAGCATTAACAGATAATTCTTATTAAGCATATGATTAGTTATTCTACCAATGAAATCACCTAAGCATGGCCTTCCTTCGAGTGAAACATGAGGATGAAGATAATGAGTTAAATCAAGATTATTATAAATTAAATTTTCCTCAATTTCACTACTCTCATCTTCATCTTCGTCTTGATTAAACATAGTTTCATCCATAGATATTAATGCTTCTGGAAAATTTATACCTTCTAAGCTAACTCCATCTACTATATAAATACAATAACCATCTTTAAGGGTTATTATAGCTATCTCTCTAAGTATATCTATGGCTTCATTTCTATTTATTTCAAACCAACCTATAACAGACTTAATAATCTTTGTATACCTCATATCATCTAGTAATGTTTGATTTATAGTTGGGAACATCTTTCTAAATGCATCATGTAGATTTATCATCTCTTCTGCATCCAGCTGTTCATCTATATTTATAAAGCTATAGTATTTATTAAGAGCTTTCTTCTCTGTAACACTCAGGATATACCTTGCTTTTTTCCTTAGTAATCTTGGTATCATTATACCTCCTTATATAAAAAAGGGAGAGGCAATTATTATCACCCCTCCCACAGGATTATGCTCTTCCAGATTTTGAATTAATCTTTGCTACAGTGATCAGATCACGATCTTTTACTTTATCAGTAAGTTCACAAGGTTCTCCATTAAGAAATACCTTTTGATTGTCTAATGCTACACCTTGTTCCTGTAATACATCTGCTATGTCTGGAGCATTGGCTTCACAAAACTTTGCTAATACTAATGCACCACCATTACTAGCTACTGACAACCTTACTGTTAAATTTTTACTCATACGTCCTCCCTAGGGTTTAATTTGAGGTATTAACCTCTGTTATAGTATCAATGCAACTCATTGAAATAACACGACTTCCAAAGGTGCAATATCCAATCTGTTTCTTGTCACTATATGTCACTATGGTATCTTGCAACGTTATAACTTCTTTAGTACCATCATGATACTGAATTGCATAGATGTGTAACCCATCATTATTATTACTATACTCATATATGATAGCATATAAGATTATACATAGTACCATTACTACCAAACAACCTCTAATTACCTTATTGATTATAGGCATTATTCCCCCAGTATTTCTACCTTAGAATTACTAGCATTAAGATCAAATGTAATTTTAACTCTAATATTCTTAATGACTGTGATCATGTTGTTATTACTAGGTTCAAGTTTATATACAACTTCTTGAATAGGTTCAATTGTAGACATTGCCTTCAATTCTTGTTTCTTTTGGTAAAGACAATTCATTAGAGCCTTGCCTAATTTGGGAAACTTTATCAAAATACGTTTTCTAATCTTCATTTCCGGTATTGATCTATTTCGCAGCATCCTTCCTAAGTAGCCCTCTGATAATCCTGCCCTAATATGAAATTCATACTGAAATAACTTTTCTTTCTTCAGAAAATTAACAATGATACGATACATCTTCTTGGATAATTCTATCTTTGATTCTTTATTCACATTTTCTCCTTTTCATTTGGTTTTAACTAACTTGGTTTTGTTTTTGTTTACATTATGTTTAGCTTGTTTCCAATTGGATTTGAGCCATCTAGGCATTGCTATAAATATACCGTATATCAACAATGTACCAAAGAATAATACATAGAAAATTAACATTCCAACAACTGTATAACCAAAGAAGATTGAATCACCATCATTTATAATTGACTGTGGTAATGTATTTATTAGTAAACTAACAAGATAACCTAATCCAGTAAGTATTAATAGACCAACTGCAATACATAATGCAACAATTACTATATAACATAATAATTTACCTATCTCCATTATTTTTAACCTGAAAAACTCAATCCATATTTTACTCATGTTTTCTCCTTCTTTTTTTTATTGTTCCTCTTATAAATTGTGGTAGTAAGAACTTAGACTCACATAAGGATAAGCTTCATCGAACACTGATAATTTCTCCAGCCTTATATCTCTACCTATCCTTAAAACATCTATTAATATCAGACATAAGGACGCTATCCCTACCTGTACATAATAGTATTCTTACTACCTGTTATAAAATGTGCCCCGCATACTGATTCCGCAGTATGGTTAACGGTCGGTACACAACCGAGCTATTTGTCTCCCAGAGTTAGTTTACTACTCCTAAGTAAACACATATCATAAGGATTTGAACCTTACTCCCTTCACACCAATCCTCAGCTACCGAGCAAGGAATTGAACCTCGCCTTCTTATAATATAACCACTATTCATCTTTTCTATAAACTTTAGATTTACCACTAAGACTATTCTCTAATAAAGCTATTTTAGCTGTTGATACATCTGTTAGTTCTTTAGGTAGTTCATCTTTAAACATCTCTATCCACTTAGCATGACCTGCCTTGGCTTCTTCCTTTGTATTATACATCTCAACTATTACCCACTTGTTATCATGATAAGATGGGTGCATAACAGCTGTTTCAAAGCCTTGTAATGAATCATTTACCTTAACAGTATCTACCTCTGCTCCATTGATCTTAGTGTTTTCTACTAGTCTTTCCTTGTAGTTAGTTGCCATACTTAAAAAGTTAAACATTACTTCCTCCCTTTATAATATAACTACTATAACTACATAACAATAGAGCCTACAGTTCTCAGCAGACAGCTCAACGCTCTTAACAAATATTATTAACGAGGAAGCAAAACCCCGACTGAGATTAGCGGTTATGTAGTTATAGCAGTGTTAAACTAAAGTACTAATAGTATGGACACCTAACCCATACAGCCTGAACCAAATAGGATTGAATACGTCACATTAGCGAGAATCCCTACCAATTCTCTCTTCTTATTACCTTCACTGATTACTCTCAATTCTTTCTTCATTAGTACCTCCCAGCACTAGATTATCCTATTTAGTTATCATCTTTTAATAATTGATGAAGTACAAGAAGTTCCCCCTCTGTTAATGTTTCTAACTTGTATTTATCCCAAGACCACTCCTCAACAAAACCACCTGTCCATGATCCAGTATCTTCCACCATTGGGTTATCCATTAATCTATAACTTGGAGATTTACCCATTACTAATGCAATAAAATCCTCTTTATCTAAATCCCATATCATTAATGCCTCCCTTAGCACTAGACTATAGTTCCTGTTTCTATGACTCTTATAATAATAAAGAGCCTTGTTCCGAGCCTTATTGTATAGCCAGTACCATGCTATGTGAACACAGTACTGACTATGGTATGATTATGCTAACTCAGTGGTAGGTCTAACATATCCTTTGGCACCAATGAATGTGCGAAGGTTACCGACTGCTGTAGTTTTGAACGCACGTACGACTTCAAGATCCAGTGGGGCTAACAGTGCATCTACCTTAGCTAAGAAAGATTCTGTGTTCTCAGCTGTTTCTATGAAGAGTGTGTCTCCTTGCTTGCTATCACTAACCTTGAGTATGTTTTCGTTAGCAATAATCACGTTCTTTACTCTAATCGCTCTTACTATATTCATCTTATCCTTCCTCTAATCCTATTGTATGGCTATAATCTAACCACCATGTATAGCGGGGATACTAACAGAGCCCAGCCCCCGTCCACCAGACAATCACTCAGTCATCAATCAAGAAAGTCGTCAACGTAAATGGAAAGGTGGAAGACCAAAGTAGGGGGGGTGGGGTTTGTTTATATACCTCACCACTCTACTCACACACCATTTTTAACCTCTTAGCACAACATTTTACCGCTATAGCGCACTTATTACCTATTATCCTACTAAATACGTAGTAATCAGTCCTTTTTTACTGCTTACACGATATACTATGTAACGTCACCAGACTTTAACAGCATATAGCTTGTGACTGACATATCATCGAAGATGATATTCTGGTAGAGAGATTTTTAATCTCTCGTACTACCAGCGGTTTTAAGCTCTCCCTCGCGTGCGGGCGTTATAATAGGAGGTAGTTATAGAGTTATAATAAGAGTTATACTAGGAGCTATTAGCTATTAGTACCGAACATACCGCTGGTATGTTCTTATATATGGTTATATATATATTAACACCCTCTATTCGCTTAAAGGCTCATAGAGGGTTATAGGAGTTATCGTATAGTCCACTGGACTATACTCTATTAGAGTTAATAAAAATATAAAAATATTAAAATATAATTTGCTTTATACTAAATAAGCATTATATTGTGTGGTATAGGAGGAAGTTATGGGAACAAGTTATTATTGTAATGATGGTATTTTTGATGGGTATAGGGTAGTTATTGATGATGATACTATCTGTTGTTCTTCTACAGTTACAACAAATAAGAGAATGGAGGTAGATCTAGAGAGTTTACATAGGAGAGTTAGTGAGTTAGAGGAGAAGTTAAAGGTATACAGTGGGTTTTCTAGTGGAATGATAGTAGGGATATTATTAGGAGCAGTAATATCAACAGGTATAATAGCGGTGTTATTATGATATTAGTTAAGATAGAAGCAGTAGGTGGGATTAAAGATATTCACCCTAAGCTTTGGAAATACATCGGTAGAATAGCAGACCGAATAGAAAGAAGACACGGACTTGATATGCTAATTCACTCTGTTAATGGTGATAAGCATATGAGTGGAAGTTTTCACTACATTAATAGAGCGGTTGATTTCTCTGTTGTACACAGAAATGGGTTAATCAGTAATGAAACCAGAATAAAAATAGAAGTTGGCATTAGGGATATGGTAAATGCTTATGAAAAATTACTCAGCATGGAAGGTGATATTGATTTAATCTGGTACAAAGAGAGGAGATTTTATCACATAGAGTATGACCCAAAGGGGAAGAAATGAGTAATGGTACAATGCCCTTCTGGTTTTTAAGACCAATAGTAGATGTGTTTTATTCTTTAAAAGACTTACATGAGCGTAGGTGTATAACACATGAGACCAAACGAGAACAAATGATGAGGCGTAGCGAAGAGGTATGGGATTCTGATACCAGGTATCTCTACATAAAAGAAGGGGGGGGGTTATATTATACTGCTGAACTAGGACAGTTTGGTTCATGGGGAGATGTAGCACATAAGTATCTTGCTATGATAACTGAAGCTGGTACCAGATATGATGGAAGTGTAAAGAAGAAAACTGTTAATTACATTACCAGGGAGAACTTTGATAAGATATGGAAGCTGACTAAGGATAGAGTATGAAAGTGTTGATTAAAGACTCTGATGGTAAGCTGATAGCAGCTCTCTTTGATACCGTGTCTGATGTGTTTAAGACTAAAGGTATAGAAGCTTTTATAGCAGAGGATGGCACTAGATATAATATTAATAAAAGAACATTTGAACCGCTATGGATGTCACCAGAGGTGTTTGAACAAACATGGAGCGATAAGGCGGAGAAGTCTGTTGCTAGCCGTATAGACCCTGTGTTTAAAAATGAAATGAAAATAGAAACAGTAAAGGGAGAGTTTTAATGAGTAAAAAAGAAATACTTAGTAGGAAGCAGATACCCAATGCGGAAGCATTTGAGAGTGATCAGTTTGCTATTAACGTTGCTAATCAGTATCTTCCAAGCATTATGAGACTTAGATTGGAAGAAGGTGAGATACGGTTGTATCTCTATGTAAATACTCTGGTCAAAGATAAAGATGGTAAAGATATCAATGACTGGAAGAACATCTATACCGTTTATGATGGTGATCACAAGAGAGATGTACTGTTAGGATTTGTAGTAGGTATAGAATCACTGGCTAATTATGAGAGACTATTAACGGTACAAGCGAATACCAACAAATTTGAAGAAGAGATTGCTACAGATGTCAAAGAAGCGGACTAATTGCATAAATCATAAATGCAAGATGTTCCATGGGTGTGACTGGCAGGTTCCAATGCCTACAGGGAATCCTCATCTATGGGATTACTGTCTGATAGAAAGAGATATGTGTATATGGTATGTGCCAAAAAGGAGGGATTTAAAGAATGGCAGAGCTGGAGAGGGAAAGATTTTACTTTTGGGACAGGACACCAAGAAAGAAGTGCAAGCAGAGGCATTCTAGGTATGGCTATTCTGTGGGATCTGGTAGATCCTGGTGGATCACCGTGAATGGTAAAATGATTGAAAAGATAAATGGTCTTGGTAAAACAATGGCAAGACTAGAGGAGTTAAGGGAAAGTGAAAAAGAAGTATAACAAGGCAGAATTCATGGAAAAGATGTATCCATTCCACAAAAACTTCACTGCCAAACAATATAAGAAACTGTCTGGCAAGTTAGGCAATCTTCGATCTTCGCTAAAGAAGAGGGCTTTAGATGCTGGATTAAGGTTTGATGTAACTACAGAACAGTTACGCAAGCTATTCTATGATAGCTATGGTAAGAAGTGTAAGTACTGTGGAGAAACAGTATTAAAGTTTAATAAGACTAATCAAATTACTTGTGATCATATCCTTCCGCTACAGAAGGGTGGTCATAGTACCATAAGTAACCTACAGTTGATTTGTGCGGCATGCAATAGGAGAAAGAGTTATCTTTATGAAAATGACTTCTTAACTATTATCTTGTGGGTAAGGAAACAGAATGATGAGATTAAGCATTATCTGCTTAGACAGATGGCTAAGGGGGGTGATTTCTAATGGAGAAAAGAACAATCAAGCATAAAGATGAAAGAGGCGTAACAGAATATATAATATATACCAAAGAAGAAGCTGATGAAGCTGGCATAGAGTATCTATACTGGCATGATGCGGAGAAGGGTAAGTATTGCATATCTGATGACGGCTATGTTGCCATGTGTATAGACGCTAGGTGGCATCAGGAGCATGCTATCAGACCTCATTCACCTATGAATAAGTGGGTAAGGACTCCCTATGGTGGAGCTTATGCTAAGCCAGGTCGGAATACAGCTCCGTTAATTGTAGCTGAAAGAGAAAAGAAGAATGGTATAAACGGAAAGAAATACTTAACTGGAGCAAGACAGAGAAGAGGAGTACAAATAGCACGATTATACGCTAGAACCCATGATCTTGAATACTCAATACAGGAGCTTGAATCAAAGAATCCTGATTGGGGATACATGAACTGGAAAGCATGGTGTAAATCAGAGGAGTTTAAAGGCATGGTTGGAGATGAATTGACAAAAATACTAACAGAAAAAGGATTTGACAGAGCGCAGACACTAGACTTGTTAAAAAGGACACTTGGCATAGCAGAGAGAAAACAGAATGTAGGGGCTCTATTGAAAGCATTTGAGCTATTAGCTAAGATGCATGGTATGGATAGACCTTCACAGACTAAAACTACAAATATACTTGAGGCTAGAAAGGTAGACGGATACCTTAGTGATGCAAACAAAGAAGAAGAGATGGTTGAATATAGAGCAACAAAGAAAGAGGTTATTATTGATAGCTCTGAACCAAAAATAAATAAAGGGGAGATAAGTTTTGAGCAAGATGACTAAACTTACATGGGAAGAAGCTGAAGACTTCCTTGGATTCTTAGTTAGAAGTGGCTATGCTATTGATATAAACATGGATAGAACACCAGATAACGTAGAATACATAATGGCTATACATGATCTAGACGGTGGCATACTTGCGTCTGCTAATGTTGAATATGATATTGATATATCAACTCTGGTAATAAGATGTTTAGATGACTATTTAACTACACAAGATGGTAAAACAATGGAACTTATATGGCAACAATAGACCAGAAAGCTGTTCTAAGATCAAAGCTTAAATCTAATATGGGTGTATTTGGTAAGGTATGCTTACCAACAGCATATAAGAAAGATACACCACCGTTCCATAATGAAATATACAAGAAGATAGGCGATGAATCAGAGAAGAGAGTATTGATAGCAGCTCCTCGCGGAACAGCTAAGAGTACCATTGTAAGTCTGATTCTGCCTATGTATCAGATTATGAATAAGAAGCCTAGTGAAGATTTGTTCATTGTCATCATATCAGAATCACGTCCTCAGAGTATTAACTTCTTATCTAGGATAAAAGACCATTTGGAAGATTCAGAACCTATACGAGATATATATGGGGACTTTGGTGAGAGAACTGCACATAAGTGGAGAGAGGATGACATAGTTCTGAAGAATGGAGCAAGAGTAGTTGCTATTGGTACTGGCTCTAGAATTCGTGGATATATCACAAAGGATACTAGACCCACTCTGATAATCATGGACGACATAGAGTCTGAAACTAATGCTCTGACCAGAGAAGCTAGGGCTAAGAATAAGAAGTGGGTTACCCAGGCAGTTCTTCCTTCGCTGTCTGATGACGGCAGAGCAATAATGATTGGTACAGTTATATCTGAAGACTGTTTTTTATACTGGGCTAAGAATAGCACGGTGTGGACTGTGTTGTGGTTCAGTATTCTTGATGAAGAAGGTAATACAATTTGGGAAAGTAAGTTTCCAATGGAGAGGATCAAGCGAATAAAGCGTGACTTCGAGGAGGTTGGAGACATAAATGGGTTCTTCCAGGAGTATATGAATGAGGCTCAATCACCTGACAGTGCTCCTTTTAGACCAGAGTTCATACACTTACATCACTATGATTTGCTGAAAGATGCAGAAGGAGAATGGTATCTCAGTTCTAGTGTAGTTGGAAGAGAAGATGGTGAGATAACAAAGATACCAGTAGACTTGTATCAGGGAGTAGATCCTGCGTCATCTCTTGCAACTACTGCTGATTACTTTGTGGTAATAACTTTAGCAGTTGATGCTGAAGAGAATATTTATATTGTCGATGCAGTACATAGGAAGATACAACCATCATTACAACCAAGGCTTCTAATAGACAAGTTTAAACAGTTCAGACCTAAAAAGATGAAGATAGAGACGGTTGCTTACCAGGAGGCTCTTAGGGACAGCACTAGGGCTATTATGAGGGAAGAGAAGCTATACATACCAGGACTAGAGAAGGGTGTGAAGCCAAGAAACTCTAAGAGCGAGAGGTTATTGAGTCTGGTGCCTAGATTAGCTAGGAAGAAGTTTTTCTTTAGAAGTGAGGACATAGATATTCAAAGAGAATTCTTATCATACCCAAAAGGTAAGAACGATGACTACATGGATGCAATCTGGACTGCTATGCAGGGCATGATACCATGTAGAAGAAAGGAAGTTAATTCTTTTGAGAAGAAGAAGATCATAAAAAAAATGTACGATTGGATGACATTATGAGAAATAAAACTTGCTTTTTGGCAAAAAAAGGTTATATTATAAAGACAGAGGTATCCTATGGATCAAAATGAAGTAATGGAACTGGTAAAAGAGACTCAAGAGCTGTTTGATGATTATAAGGATAACAGTGGTAGAAGTACATGGGAAGGTCATGTACAAGAAGATAGTGAGTTCCGTTATGGCAAACAATGGACTGATGAACAAGAGACAGAGTTACAGCGTAGAGGGCAGTCAGCTATTGTTGTTAATAGGATTCACCCAGCAGTAGAGACAGCTAAGGCTATGCTTACAAGTAGGAAGCCAGGCTTTAAGTCATCCGCTAGAGAAGACAGTGATAACAAGGTTGCGAAGGTTATGGATTCTCTGTTTGAATATATATGGGACATCTCTGATGGCAATACACAGTTTAGGCAGATAGTAGACGATTACTACGTTAAGAGCTTAGGATGGTCTTTAGTATTCCAGGATTCTCTTGCTGATAACGGTAAGGGAGAAGTTAAATGGATTTCACTAGATCCCCTAGATGTTTATGTTGATCCTAGCAGCAGAAATAGATTCTTTGATGATGCAGAGAATATAATATACTCTAGGCTTTATACTAGAGACCAAGCTAGAAAATACAAACCACTTTATGAAGATGTACTTAAAAACGCTACTGGTGAATCATGGACTGAAAGACCTGTTACAAATAGAGTTGATAGTGGAGACGTACAATTCCCAGAGAGTCTTGATATTATGGATCAGACTGGTGATGAATACATTAGAGGCTATGAAAGATATCAGATGGTGTTTAAGTCGCTATACAGAGTATTTGATCAGAGCAGTGCTAAAGAAGAGTTACTTACACAAGAAGAGTTTATTGAGTTCCTTAAAATACCAGCATGGATAGTAGCTGGACAAATATATCGTGATCAGAAGATGGTCATGCAAGTAGTCCAAATGTTTATGCAGAAGACTGGTCAGCCTCCACAGGTACAGGAAGTTAGCAATCAGTTCTTGGTACAACAGGGAATAATCAAAGTAGTAAATATAAAGAGTAAAAATGTTAGAGTTATATCCGTCATGGGAGATAGTTTGCTATATGTAAGGGATTTGCCAAAAAACCTCCATACGTATCCAATCATACCATTCCCAAACTTGTATACTGGGACACCATTCCCAACCTCTGATGTAAGGATGGCAAAAGGGTTACAGCAATACATAAACAAACTCAGATCGCTAATCATTGCTCATGCTGCAACCTCTACAAACGTTAAGGTTCTCCTTCCTAAAGGAAGTGTAGACATAGAAGAATTTGAACGTAACTGGGCTAGACCTGGTGTTGGTATTGAGGTAGATTATGACCTAGGGGAACCAAAACCAGTCGCTCCCACACCTTTGCCAAATGAATTATATCATAACGAGCAGACAGCTAAGAATGACATTAACCATCAATTTGGTATCTATGAAATGATGATGGGCGACACAGCCAATGCTCCTGACACTTACAAGGCAACTATCTCTCTTGATGAATATGGACAAAGAAAGATTAGAAGTAAGCTCGCAGACTTAGAAGCAAGTCTCAAAAGAATGGCTGAGGTAATGATCCCGTTTATACAGCAGCTTTATACACAAGAAAAGATTATCAGACTAGTACAACCTAATAACAATGTAAATGAATACACCGTTAATAAGAGACTTGTTGATGATAAGACTAATGAAATAAAAGTAATGAATGATATTACTGTTGGGAATTACGATGTTAAGGTGGTGACTGGTTCTACGTTACCTAGCAATAGATATGCAGAACTTGAATTACATATGGCAGCGTATGAGAAAGGATTGATTGATAGACAGGAAGTCCTGAAGAAAACCGACATTTATGATATTGAGGGTGTTTTACAGAGAACTGATTATATTGCGCAGCTTGAACAACAACTACAAGGTGCTGGCGAGAAGATCAAACAACTTGAAGGCGATTTAC